GCTCTGGATGCCCAGTCGCCCAGCATCCGCTGCCAGATCATTCAGCGCAGCCCGTGGAGTGCGAGTGTCCAAGCCCTTAAAACTCTCATTCAGATCATCCACAGCCTCCGCCGACAACCCAGTATATTTCACCACGCCACTCATGTGCTCCTGCATCTCCGCAAACTCATCCACATACTCACGCATCTTAGACATCGCACCAGACACCGCACCGATCACCGCATTTACCGCAGTGCCCGCCACCGTCACAGCACCGACCCATCTTTCACCCATCTTTCTAAATCCCTCGACAGCCCCCTTCTCATTCTCAAAGGCCTTTTGCTCGTCATTCAGACTTTTGAGCTCAGTCTTAGCCGCGCGGATAGCATGCATATAGGCATCCCACTCCTCACTCCCTCGCTCCACCGTCCCCGAGTTCAGCGTCTTGTTGATTTCCTTGATCGTGTCGCGCAGTTGTTTCGGAGTCGCCTTGTCCAGACGATGCAGCACCATCTCCAAGGCTTCCATCCGGTTCACATTCTCTTTCAGCTCCTGCCCCTTCACCTTCAGTTCCTTGTTGATGGCTTTTAGTTCAGCCGTGGCTTGCCTTTTCATTTCATCCGTGGCAAAGATGTTAGCGAGCGTCTGTTGAGCCTTCGCTTTTTTCTCCTCCAGATCTGCCACATGCTTGCGCAGCTCATCGAGTTGTTGCATTGCCTGCGAGCCATTCACCTGCAGCTCGAGGACAAAAGTATCTTTCTCTGTCATACAAAAAAAATCGTATCTATGGTTTTGACACCAAAGATACGACTTTAGGAGAGATTAGAAAATGACAACTTTACGCTATAAGTTTCCAAAAGCAGCCCATGCAGCAGCAGTGCGGTGATAACTCGCTTCTCGTTCTTTTTTGTAGATAGATTCCATCCTTTCAGCGAGCCATTTATCATGAGCCTCTTTCCTTTTCCGTTGCGCTTCTCGAAGCGCAAGCGTCCGTTGGAAGCGAGCATAGATACCAGGATGATGCTTTTCGGCACGACGATAAGCCAAATCTTGATGAGCCACTCTGAAGAATTGAACGACAAGCAGCACCACCCAGAAAGTCACCCAGAGGGCAAAGATACCCAGAGCCAGACCAAGACCCAACATCAAAAGAATAAAAGTAGCCATAATCCCATGTTTTAGAGAGTCAATAATATCAATCATTCTCACCACAAAAATAAAAATAAAATTACATCCCGCCAAATCTTTCTACAAAAATCTGCGCCACCAGTCACAAAAACAGGTGGCGCAGCAGTTTAATCGCGTTTCAAGAGCCAATCAACTATCCTTGGGGCTCTTCCATCCCCTCCTCAGGCAGCTCATCATCCAGCAGTCCAGCCTCACACATCTCATCGATAGCCTTGCTCCGTCCACGATAGCGAGCAAAGCGAGAAATCGGACTATCAATCTCTAGATGCAGACCACAGAAAGACTCATTAGGATTCTCTGGAAGTTCACCACAGTCCACACCGCGAGGCGTAGCCCTCACCATCCCTCTCACCTGGCGTTCCGTGGGCAGCAGCAGCGTCAAGAAGTGGTGCAAGTTAGGCACCGTCATCCCCTCCTCAGCACACACCTGCAGGCAGTCGATAAGGTCATACAGCAAACCCTTAATACTTTCAGCGTTTGGGAAACGGCCCTCAGTGTCTACGATCACCATCCGTCCCTTTTTGTTATGAGTAATCATTTTAGTATTCTTTTTTCACGGTTAATAGTCTCAATCATTGTAGGGAGCATCCTCCGTCAGCCATCGCTTCAGCTCAGCATCAGCTTCAGCATCGTCTCGGTCATCGCAGGCCATTATTTCTTCGAGTCGCTCCTCCTCCTCCCGCTGCATCCGTTCATGGTTGGCGCGCATCTGTCGCACAGTGGTCTCGAGGATCTCGATCATGTTCTCTAGGCCCGACATCGTCACCTCACCTTTCACCACACCGATACGTCGTCCCTCGCTGTCCGTATACATCGGGATCAGCAAGCAGTGCCGTTGTCCATACTCCTCGTGAAGCAGCCACATATCCATCGCACGCTCCATGAGGCGGATACTCCGGTCAAATTGAGCCTTCAGCAGCGCACGTTCCACATCCTCATCCGTCTCCGGCAGCTCACGATAGTCTTGACTCATCGGCATCCGGTTGATATTCATTGAGTGTATATCCATGTCTCTTATCGGTATTTCTCGTGAGTAATATAAGGCACATTCGCCGGGTCTACCCCAGCATCTTTGCCCTTTGAGCGCAGATACACCAGCACACTGTAATACATATCCTTAAGCCTCGCCCCACTGCACGGCAGCGACAACTTCATAGCAATCTCCGCCCACGAGACTTCATCACAGCGCATCTCGCGGATCTCCGCCACACGCTCACGGACAAGGCCGTGCAGGCTCGGAGACTTTTCCGGAAACAGGTCAGCATAGTCGCTGCGCAGCACCTGAGACAAGACACTAGGGTCCACCGACAATTCTTTGGCTATAGATTTCTGGCTACGTCCCTCCGTGCGCCATTGCCTGATCTCTTCGATGTGAGCACCGATGATAGTGCGATTAGTAGGTTTTTCCATGGCAATATCGTTTAGTCTGTGAGGGAAATGTTTTTCAGTAGTCGAGAGCTAGGTTGCCAGGCGATGCGCACACCTGCCGCCAAGAGCGACAAGCCACCCACCAAGCCCAGCCACGAGGGCAACACATTGCTAGCGATCACGCCGCCAGCGCCCAGCACACTGCCCAGCGTCAGGTCCAGCAAGTCGCGGCGCGACAGCTGCACACCCAGCGCAGACCACACCATCCGGCTGTCGCCGTCCAGCGCTTGCGCCAGCTTCTTCCACATCGTGCGCACTGCGCTGCGCACACTCCGCCCCATGGCAGCAGCCAATAGAGCACTCGCTTCACCCACGCTCACTGTCGGAGCCATAGGGTGGGGGGAATACATAGGTTTGTACATATTGATAAAAAGAAAAAGACACCTGCCTGTCCTGCTGTACAATTCCTATGTGAGAATTTTCGAGGCTATTACGACCATCGAACAGGGGTGCAAGTGTCCACTATTTTAGAAATAGAAGGAGGGTTACGATAAGATGCAGGCTGCGTATCTCTTCCTAAAAAGGAATAGCCCTCATCCGTGGGGGGTGTGAGAGCTTAGCAGCCTCACATAGGAAAATTGTACACTGCAAAAGTAAGGCAAACATTTCAATCCACCAAACCTTCACCCACTTTTTTTCAAAAAAATCCTCCTTCGGTCATCAGAACCCCAGAATCCTCATTCGGTCATTAGATCCTGAACAGATTTCATTCTATTGTTGAGCAGATGGTTGTTGGTGAGCTCGAAGGCGTAGTGGACTACGTCGAGAACGAACCAGCAACAAGATGCCAACAAGAAAATGAAAGATGCCAGGAAGTTAGCTTCTTCATAACGAGCAGCACAATAACGCTCTAATGACCGATTGAGGATAAAAACCCCCTCACCACCACGAGGGGCAGCAAGGGGGCAGGCTTAGTTATGGATGGAATGCAAATATAAGAGCTACGATACAACTGTCTAATCGTCCGTTTCAGCGAAGAGAAATAATACAAACAACACTATCAACTCTATCAACATCATAACAACTACATTCTATTAAATGTGCGCCCCCCGTGGGATCTCAGCACAGGGGGCACAACATTGCCGTAATGCTTGGCAAGAATCTCATTCTTATACACTGCAAATATAAGGCAAACTTTTCATCCGTGCAAGTTTTAAGACCAAAAAGTGCGAAAAATAATACACCACAGCCAAATTCGCCATCACGACATCTTCACAAACAGACCCATAAACTCCTTACCCAGTTGGCGCGACAACTGACTCACCAGCACACGACGACTCACCCGCCAAGACACCGACATCCACGGACGCTTCTCTCGAGCCTTCCCCAGCTTGTGCTCCTTGCGATATGCCTTATCGAGAAAGTGCAGGTCGCCACCATTCCCGCGGCGATAACCCTTGCCCACACCGGCATCCACATACATCCCATACGTCAAGAAAGAGTACGTCGCACGCATCTGATACCCCTCCGACAGCTGCAGCGCACTGTGGCTCATCGACCGCACACTCTCTTGGAGCATACCGCGATGATACACGCCCATCAACTGCAACCGGTCCAGCCAGATCTTGCTCATCATCCGGTGCCATCCGCTCACATATTGCGAAAATCTCTCTTGGCTCATCTTGTCCATTCTTGATCATGATAACACAAACTCACCGGCTCGTCGATGGCGAGCGACAGCGTGATGCCCGTAGCACCACTCAGATAGATGCCCCCTAGCTCGGTCGTAGGCAGCGAGTCGAGGTGCAGATACAGATTGTGCTCGGCTTGTAGATAGTGCTCATCGTGAATGATACCGCTCTGCACTTGGCGCACCAACTCGCGCAGCACACCCAGTTGGCGGTGCTGATCTTGGCGGTCGCCAGCACGATAGCGCGACAAGAAAAACACCTCCACCACTCTCCGTTGAAACCACCCGCCACTCTCTCTGAAGGTGCTCCCGTCTGTCACATCGCTCAGGCATACAAACTTGGCAGTACGCCGCATCTGCTCCAGCACACCCTCCAGATGGTCGATGCCCGAGCACGTCGTCACCACAAATCCCTCACGCTGTGCCAGCACATTGCGCGACAACAACTTCGTGAGATAGTCATAAAAGTCAAACATAAGTCTTTATTTTTTAGGGGTTATACAATCACCCAATATCTGACATTAGCCCGAGGGGGATATTCCCCATCTGGCATTAGATCCTGAACATATTTTATTGGATGGTTGAGCAGGTTGTTTTTCGTTTGCTCGATGGCGTAGTGGGCTACGTCGAGAACGAACGAGAAACAAGATGCCAACAAGACAATGAAAGAGGTCAGGAAGTTATCTTTTACACCACGAGCGGTACAATAACGCTCTAATGCCCGATGGGGGATTAGGTCCAGTTCGACGAGCGCACCAGCAGTCCCGCAGACCGTTGAGGAAATTTCTCACAACCGATATACAGCGTGTCCCAAGCGTCCGAACCATCCGTGCGGCTCTCCAATCGGTCTTCCTCGGTTTCTGCCAGTTTCTCACCGCGCTTGTCCTTCTTGCCGTTATACACCCCAGCCGTCTGCAGCGACACCAACAGGTCGTCGCAGTTGTCTTGGTTGATATAGGGCGTGAGTCGTCCTTGACCCTGAAATCCTTGGTTGATCAGCAAGTGCTTTTCCGCGTGGTTCATCGGGTTCCCCACATACACCGACTTCACCACCCAACCTTGCGCGCGCAGCGTTTCTTCTATCACCCTCCGAAAGTCGCGGTCATTCACCGCGTAGTTCGACCCTAGCGCAGTCGAGTCGTAGTAGAAGATGACCTCTCGGTTCTTTCGCGTGCGGTAATAGTTCGCAAAGTCCTGACACAGCTCTATCAGTTTGCGCTCGTATTTCACGAAGAAGGCTTTCACCGTGTTCATCCTCCCGCGGTCTTCGTCCACCTGCCCCACCACCAGCCAGTTGATGTTCCGGTTGAAGTCAAAGGCGATGCACAAGGGCTTGTCGGGCATCAGGTCAGCATCCACTTCCATACTCTTGGCTTGCTTTGCTGCCTTGCCAAAGTCGTATTCGAGGTTGTCCAGATAGTTGTAGTCGGCTGCCGTATACAGATGGCGCTCCTGCATCGAACTGTAAAAACCATCTCGCAGTTGGCGCACAGGGATACACAGCACGCTCGTGTAAAACACCAGCGGGGGCAGGTCGCGCTTCATCTGCCGAATATACGACTCACCGAGCACTTCTAGGTTGGTCAGCGTCGAGTACACACCATAGTAGAGCGCATTCTTCCGCAGCACGGCCAGTTGGCGGTCTATGCTCTTGAGCTTCTTCTGCAGATACTCGGGAGCATCTTCTTCCATCCGCAGCCGGTGGGCGATGCCCTCACGCTCCGATTTCAGCGACACGATCACACGGATCAAATCGCGGTCCATCTCTTTTTCGTAGTTCAAAAACCACGACCCGGCTTTGGTCAGCGGCATGTCGCTCGTCACCAGCATACCATGATGGAGCGGACAGTGTCCAAACTCCCGCTGCTGTCCGCGATTGGCTAGGAAGGTTTCATCTTTCAGTTGGTCAAACTTGATAAACTTGCCCTCGTCGATGGAGATAAAGTCAAAGCTCTTCGAGTTCGACGTGCCCTTGCGGTCCTGCGAAATGATTTGACAGATGGATCCATTATAAAAGGAGATGATGTTGTCATAGCTGTAAGGCTCTATCAGGGGGCGACCCCAGCCCAAAGCCTTAGGCGGACGATGACCGATGCACCAGTGCACATCGCGCTTATAGCCCCAGTTCTCCCAGTGCATGCTCGTCGAGGGTAGGGTGTTCGTCAGCGCCCGCACCACACTCGGAGCCACCATCGCCACCGTGCACCCCGGCATCTGTTGCACCACGTTCAGCAACACCG